TGACGCACTTCGCCACGTTGATACGAGATTGCCGGTAACAGATTGAACCGCAAAGGTCAATAGCCGAATAGGTCGCCGAAGAGGCCACCGAACAGATTGCCATATTGACAGAGGCTGCTGTGGTTTATCGGCCGATATCGCAGCGGGCTCTGATCAAGCTCGGCCAGCGCGGCTTGTGCGTCCATCTTGAACTTCTCGACCGCCATCATGTTCCGAAGCCCATTGTCGTCCACCTCCTTGCCCAGCACGTCGATGCGGTCGGGGCGGCGGACCTCCCAAATCATCGTCTTGTGCGGGTCGTCGATGCCATCCCACCGCTCTGGATCGTTCCAGAAGTCCTTGCGCTCTAGGCGGTTGTATGCCTCTGCCTTGGGAGGGGAAGGGACGGTGGCGTTTCTGGCAATTTCAGCACGCGCCAGAGCGTCGGCGTAAATCGGGCGCGTGGGAGTTGACTTACCACCCATCGCTAAGCTCCTCCAGCACCTCAAGCGCCTTTGCCAGCCGCGACCAGTCAGAGCGCGGGGCATCATGACGGCATGAAATGATGTTATCCAGCCAGCGCGGGCCATAGTCTGGATGGAAGTCCAGGCACAGCTCATCGAACGCTTTGCGATGATCCCGGCCCATGCTGTCGATCTCGCGGAGCGTCGCGTTCAGCCATTTCTCGCGGGCGAGGCTGTTCCCGTCGTCATCCGGGCCGCCCACCCTGTTGCCGAGCGCGCTGGTGAGTCCGTATTGCCCATAGGCTGCCCAATAGGCGCGGTTGATGCTGCGCCCGGTCTGCAAGAGGCGCTGGCCGTCCTCTCCGAGAAGCCCGGATCGATAAGCCCGCCCGATCGCGTCACAGCCGTCAGTGCCATATGCTGCGCGCTTCTTCCTCGCACAGTCGGTTCCGTGATCGTAACGATCGTCCTTCGCTCGCGACAGGCGTCCATCGGCAAGGCGGCGTCCTGATTTGCGTGGTTTCCCCATCAACGAACACCCTTTCTGCCTCTGTCGCGCTCACAATTGCCCGTAAAACGCCCTGGAACATGCCTTACAGCGCAAAAAGGCATCTCGGATAGGGTTAGGTAGCTCTCGCCCGTCGAACGCGCTCTACGGGCCTTAAAATCGACGCGACTACTTTGCCTCATTCCGCCTCCTCCCGCCGCTTGCCGTAAAGCTCTTCCGCCAGCTGCTTGATCTGCGTTGCCCCGGACCAGCTGAAATGGGCCGGGTTGGCGATCAGCAGGCCGAGTTCGTGCCATGCCCTTGCTCCGGCGGATCGGCCGTTTGCGGGGTCGGCCTCGCGAAAACTCGGCGCGTATGTCGTGAGCGATGTTCTTTCTAAGCCTGCGGGTCGTTCACTGTTTCGGCTCACTGTGGCGCTCCTGTCGCGGTGTCGGGAATGTGGATGCCTTCGCGTTCGGCGAGGCGTTGGCGGGCGGCGGCTAGTTCGTCGGGAGACCGCTGGCGGTCGGCGCGGGACGAGAAAAGCGTCGGCGCGGCCTGACGAAGATATGACGGCAGCCGCTCATCGGCCGATCGCAGCCAGTTCAGGTAAGCGAGCGTCCAGTCGATCTTGCGGGCGTTGGCGCCGGACGCCGAACGCCAATGGTCGCGGAATCGCTCAGTCTCGGTTTCGAGCTTGCCTTGTGGCCACGTCGCCGTGATCTCGGCAACCTTCAGGTGGTTCGCCGGGGGCTCCCAATCGTCCGGGATGCGATGACCCCTTTCGACTTTCGGAGTCGATTTTTTGGAAGAAGCTTTAGCTTCTTCTTTTTCTTCTATGGCAGTGGCAGTGGTAGCATCCGATTGGCATTCCAACGGCAATGCGGGCGCATTTGCTTTTTTCTTTTTATTCCAGCGCTTTGAAGAATTATCACTTGCGGACTTGCTCCGCTTCCTCGCTGCATCGCGTTCTTTAACGAGCCTTTTTTGCGACCATGTTTTGCGCCGACCATCGCGCGTCCAGAACTCCATGATGACGGGTTTCACCTTTGCCCATTCCTTCGGCGCGAGACCGGCGAGGCGGGAAAGGATTTGATCGTCGTCGGGGAGGTCGCAGTGCGGACGCCGCCATGCTTCCATAAGCAGCAGCAGATATGCCCCATGCTCGACTGTCGACAGGTGCCGGGTGTCGGACAGATAGGCGTCCGTCCATAGTGTGAGGGCGGGAAACTCAGCCATGAACCGCGCCCCTGACAGCCTGATTCTCGCGCACGAACTGCCCCACAGCGGTGCCTTCAGGACCGTCGCGGCGCTTTGCGACGATGAACTCGATCTTGTCCTTCAGGGCCTCGCGATCAGCTTCCCATTCGAGAATGCGGGTCTCATACATCTTGTCCGCCTCGGTCGGGCGTTTGCGCTCGTGGTAATAGGATTCGCGGTAAACAAAGACGATCTTGTCGGCGTCCTGCTCGATCGATCCGCTCTCGCGAAGGTCGGAAAGCTGGGGCCGCTTGTCCTCGCGCGCCTCGACCTGGCGGCTTAGCTGCGACAGGGCCATCACGGCGACCTTGTGGCGCTTGGCGATCTGTTTCAGGCCGCGCGAGATGTGCGTGACCTCTTCGGTGCGGTTGCTCGACGTGCGGCCCGCGCTCATCAGCTGGAGATAGTCGACGACGACGAGGCGTAGCGGAACGCCCTTAGCGGCAAAGCTGCGCGAAAGGCGCCGCACAATGCCGTCCAGCCGGGGGATGGTGAGCGATGCGGTGTCCACGACGCTGAGAGGCAGTTTACGGGCATCCTCGCGGATCGCGCGTGCCCTGTCTTTCTGGTCGCGGCCCATCCATCCGTTCGTGATCGACGCGAACGCGATCGGATGCGAATAGGCGGCGATGTCGGCAAGGGCGCGCTGCCCGATTTGCAAGGCCGACATTTCAAGGCTGATGAACGCAACGCCGCCGCCGTCCGCGCGATCGTCCTCCATCGGCGATATAGCCTGCCTCGCGACGCCGACGGCATAGGAAATGGCCACTGCCGTCTTTCCCATTCCAGGGCGCCCGGCGAGGATGATGAGGTCATCGGGGCGCGAGCGGCCCATCGTCTTATCGAGCGAAATGATCGAGCCTGAGAGAACGCCAGTGGGCGGCCGTTCCCATTCTTCCTCGACCTGCCCCATGCAATCGGCAAGCTGGAACGTCGTCGCCTCGCCATTGTCTCCGGCGATGCCCGCCAAGCCTTCCTCGGCTTCGGAAATCAAGGCTTCGGGATCGATCGCCGTCGCGGTGTCGCGCGCCTTCGCGGCAAGGTTTTCGGCAAGCGCGATGACGCCGCGCAGTTTGGCAAGGTCGTGGATCTGCGCAGCGAAGTCGCGCGCGCCGATCAGCCCGGCGCCGGACCCCGTGAGTTTGGCGAGATAGCCCACCCCGCCGACTTCCTTCATCGCCTCGTCGGCCTCGAAGAAAGGCTTGACCGTTACGGGGTTGGCGACCTTGCCCTGTCCGGCAAGGGTGGTGATCGTTTCGAAAAGGCGACCGTGCAGCGGCTCGAAGAAATCGGCCGTGGCGACGCGATCGGCAACGGTGTCGATGATGCTGTTGTCGATCATCATCGCGCCAAGTAGCGCGGCTTCAGCCTCGATATTGCGGGGAAGGTCGGTATCTTCGGTCACACGGCCCCCGCGAGCCTGTCGAGCACGCGATTTGCCGCGTCGCCGATGGTGATCGTCTCGCCGCGCCCGACCGAAGGCCGCATATGCGCGCAGCCAATGTCCGACCGGACCCCGCACTGCCAGCAAGGAACGACCGGCTCCGGCACGATCGCCATGAAGCTGTCATTCGGCACGTCAGCCGCCCGCACGCGCCTTGCGTCGTCGGGGTGCGCTGTATGCTCCCCGGTCGCCATGACTGTGATGACGCGCTTGCCGCTGCCGTAATTGGCGATGTCGATGATGCCGGCGTCCTGAAGCTGGTAGAGCGCGGAATTGACGCTGGTGATCTTCACGCCCGATATGGTCGCAATGCGCGGCGCGGTGGGCATGATCTGCTTTGCGGCGATCGTCTCTTCGATGACGCGGAAGACGGCGGCTTGGTTCGGGGTCACAGGGCAGGCTCCCCAACCGGGGCGCCGTTCGGCTTGGCAATGGCCGGATCGGCGCGCGGGAATGATCTGGCCCGTAGCGCGGCGCACACCGCGAGGCGAACGTCGCGCCCGGTGCAGGCGTCCGAAATATATGCCGTGGCGATGGTGCGATTCGCGCGCGGAATGGGGCATCCTATCGCCCTCAATTCATCGGCCCACAGCATGTCGAGCCGAGCCGGGGCGTTGCACATGCCTTTCAGGGCATGACGTTCGAGATGGGCGAACGTAAAATCGGACGGGCTGTCGATGTCGCTCTCTCGGCATGTGTTGAGCCACCCCGCGACCTTGCGAGCCTTGTCGATCCATTTGTCCGCGACCACAACGATATAGGCGTCGCAGACGAGGCGCATGGCTTTCACCTGATCCGGCAAGCGGTCCATGACGTCGCGCTCGGATTTGATCTCCGCGCATATCAGACGGGTCGGTGTCACTGCGGCCAGGTCGATGCGGACCCCGCCCTGTTTCAGCACCAGTTCGTGAATGATGCGGGCATCGGGGAAGGTCTGGCGCAGCTTCGCTTCAACCTTCACGCGGATGCGCTCCTCTGCTTCTGACCCAGCCATTACGCGCCTGCCTCCTTCATCCATCTGGAAACCTGTTCGACAGTCGCGCCGGACGCCTTCGCCGCGACAGCCGCGATGCGCTGGTCCGACATGGGGTGACGGTCGGCGATGGCCCGCGCGCGGCGGACCTCGTTGAGCGCGATCTGGCGGGCGAGTTTCAGGGCTTCGGGTTTCATAGCGAATAGACCGAGCGTTCCCGGCCCTCCTCGTCGATGTAGGTGGCGTTGGACAGGCCCGCGTCCTTGGCGGCTTGGATCGCGGCGCAGCGCAGTTGGTTACGGCGGCGATAGGTGGCGATCATCGCGTCATATTCAGCGGCAAGGTCGATGCCGCCGAACAGGTCGAGTTGGACAAGGCCAATCGCCCACTCTGCCCACGCCGGGGGGTAGGATTCAGCGCCATTGCGTCCCGTCGCAACGTCGCGCGCCATGCCGTCGAGCAATCGGCGCAATTCGCTGGTCAGCGCATCGTCGCGGGTCGGATAGGCCTCATAGCCGAACGGCCCGCTGCCACCGCCGTTGCCGTAGCAATAATCGCTCCGGACGTGCCAGCCGTCATCCATCAGGAGGAGGTCGATTGCGTAATAGGTCTTGCGCCGCGCCGGGTCGCCGATCATCACGGTTTCAGGGTCGCCAGCGGCGGCAACGCGCTCGCGGAAGGCTTCCCATCGCTCGCGGTCGCGCTCGTTCTCTATGCGACGCCGGGCGCGATATTTTTTATCGGTTTCGGGGGCGGGCAAGGTTTGGGTCACACCACATCCCCCAGCGGCGGCCGCAGGACTTCGTTGGCGGTCCAAGGGGGCCTTATGCCCTCGCGGTCGCAGGCGTAATCGAGCACGCCGAAAGCGTCCGCTTCGTCATCGTTTGTCGGGTTTACGCCGAGCTGGCGCGCCCGTTCGACAGCCAGCGCCTTAAGCGTCTGCCGCTTCGTGCCGCGCTTCATCGGCCCAAGAAAATGCCGCCGCCAGACCGTCTGGTTCGTGCCGTAGAACCGAATGCCCTTGGCCTCGCAATAGCTCCAAGCGTGGGCATAGAGGCCATAGGCGAGCAGGATGGTCTCCGCTGTCGTGTGGCCTTGGATCGCCTGCGGTTGCAGCGGCTCCTCGCAATAGACGACATCGACGCCGCCCAGAACCATATTGAGGTCATTCATCACCCCGTGAAGGCGGGCGCACGCCATGCCGGGGCTGGTCATGGTGCTGCCGAGCGACTTGGACATGACGACCGGGAGGGCGGCAATGCCATCCCAGCCGGCCAGTCCAGCCGACCGCTTCGACAGGTCGAGGCCGATCAGCTTCATCCTAATTCACAGTCGCCAGTTCGGGCCGCTTCTTATCGACCACCGGAATGACCGGCTTAGCTTCGCCGCCTTCGGCCTGGTCAACAAGATCGCGCGAGATGCCGATGCCCGACAGTTCGAGCAGACCCGACAGCGTGCGAAAATAATCGTCGCGCAGTTCGGGATCCATGCGCATCAGTTTGTGGAAGTCCTTTGCCGCCTTCTTGTTGCAGTGGCAGTCATCCTCGATGACCTTCCACGCCGCCGCTTGATCGCCGCGCACCTTTGCCGACCGTTCGATCAGGGGATTCAGGTCATTGGTGATGACATTCAGCGCCTTCTCGAAATCGGGCGGAGTAATGGCGCCGCCGTTTTGCGGGCCTTCGTCTTTCTTGGCCATGTCTCAGGCTCCTTTCATCGCTTCGGGGGTTTCAGCGGGGGATGGTTGACCGCGCCGGGTGAGAGGGGCCGACGTCCTGACGGCCAGAGCAGGAGCTTGCGCGCCCGACCGGACCCTTTGACCGGGCCGCTGAGCCCCGGCAGGATGAGACAAAGGCGCGGGACAGTCGAAACCGCCCCGCGCAGGGGATGACGCCGGGAGAACTCCCCGCCCGGCGCCGTCCAGTGGCTTGTTGCGCCGGGCCGCGCGGATCGCGGCGACCTCGGCTTCGATTTCATGGCGCGGTCGCAATGGCTGCGCGGGAAGGCTGGCGATCTTCTCGGCCGTCTCGCGGAACAGCGCGCGCTCGGCCTTGTGCGACTGCCGCCCCGCTGCCCGGCGTTGCTCGCGGATCAGGTCAAGCTCGGCCTCGGCGGTGATCGCCCGCGCGCTGTCTCGCTCCCACCATGCCTTGTATCGGGCCGCCGACTCCTTCGCCGCGCTCAGGCGGAGCAGCAACGGGACTGCGACAATGGCGGACGATGCAGCGCACCATGCGAGGGTTGAGGGCCACGTCATGCTGCGGCCGCATCGAACAGCGAACCCGCCTTCGCCTTCAATCCTTCGATGTTGCGGCGGGCCTGCGCGAAATAGGACGGCTTCAATTCGATGCCGATACCCTTGCGGCCCATTTCGACAGCGCAATATACCTCGCTGCCGATGCCAAGGAACGGCGTCAGCACGGTGTCGCCGGGGTTACTCCAAAGGTCGATGCACCGCTCAATCACATCGAGTTGCAGCGGGCTTATGTGCTGCTCGTCTTTCTCGTCGCGGCCCCCGCGATATTGCAGGGTGCGGGTCTGGTTGATGTCCATCCAGACCGGGGAGGCATAACGCTGCCAGACCTCGATCGAATACCAGTTGCGCCCATCGGTCGGCGTCGTGAATTTCGATGGGTCGGGGCCATCGCCTTCGCCGTGCCATTCGTCGAAGCACCCGCTGACAGGTTCCGGGTTCTCGCCTGGCTTGCGGAAGGTGACGACATAATCTGCCAGCCCCTGACCGCTGATGCAGCTATCCTTGACGACCTGCTTATGAAGAAGCCGGATCGACTTGGTGCGCTGCTGGGCGACAACCGGGTCTTTCCAGATGCAAACCTCGCTGTGGAATATCCAGCCGGCATCCTCATAGGCCCGGATGATTTCGCCGCGGAAGTCGCGCATCCCGATATTGCCGTGCCGGATTTTCGACATCGGAAGCTGCATACAATGCACGCTGTGGAGCCGACCGGGCATGGTGACGCGGAGCAGCTCCTGGATCAGGAACGAATAATGCTCCCAAAACTGCGCGCCTTCGTTGTTCGATATGTCGCGGTCGAAGTTGCTGAATTTATACAGCCCCTCAAACGGCGGCGAGTGAATGCCGAAATGGATGCTGTCGCCGGGGATCGCACGGATGATCTCGCAAGAGTCGCCCTGATAGATGGCGAATTGGTCGGTCACGACCTGATCGACGGCCTTGATCGTCATGCGGCTATCTCCAGAAAATCGGGAAGTTTGACGGGGATTTGCGGATCGTAATCGGGCCGGTCGCGCACCGATCCGCGCACCGCGACGCTCGACAGGTCGGCCATGTGCATGACCATCGCCGCGGCCATGCGGTCGGCGTCGGCTTCCTTGCGGCGGATATTGGCGACGGTCGCGCCTTCGAGTTCGGACACGACCAGATGCGCATCGACGGGCTTCGTCTGGCCAAACCGCCAAAAGCGGCGGATGGCCTGATAGAATTGCTCCCAGCTATCGTTGAGGCCGATGAAGCCGGTTTGATGGCAGCACTGCCAGTTTACGCCGAACCCGGCGATCGACGCCTTCGTGACAAGCCGCTTGATCTTGCCGTCCTGAAAATCGAGGATGATCCGCTCTTTTTCGGTGTCGGATAGGCCGCCGTGGAGATTGACCGCCCCCATGCGCTTCGCCGCAAGTTCGGCTTCGGCGTTCAGATTGCACCACCAGACAAATGGATCATCGCCTGCCGTGACTTCGGCGGCCTTATCGACCCGCTCGCCGACCGTGGCGCGGCGCGCGCCGATCCGTTCGGACAGCGTGCGGGCCTGCATCGGGAACAGAAAGCCGGTGTCGATCGATGGCGCGTAATCGACGCCAACGCGGTGCTCGATATAATTCAGCGGCGGAAGGTCATAGCCCTCATCCGAATAGCCGAGGTCGGACGGCTTGCGGATCATCACCGCCCACGATGCCATCCACTTCCAGAATTCATTCTCGGCATGGCCTTTGAGCCGCCATTTTTGCGTGTCTCCGCCGTCGTGAACGAAGAAGGTGGCGAGCATATCTGTGTAGGACATGACCCCCAGGAACTCGGCGTGATTGCCGAGCTCCATAAAATCGTTGGGCGCCGGGGTTGCGGTGGCGGCAAGACGGAACGGAATGTCGGCGCAAGCGGCGATCAACGCCGAACGGTAATGCCCGTCCACCGATTTGAGGATGCTGCTTTCGTCGAGGATGACGCCGCCCGCTTTGGGCAAGTCGTGGTGCGACATGCGATGGTAATTGACGATCGTCTGCGGATCGATCCCGAATTTAACCGCTTCGCGCTGCATCTGAGCCGTGACGGCAAGCGGGGCGAAGTGGATGACCTCGCGCTTCGTTTCGCGCGCGACAGCCTCGCCCCAGGCCAATTCCTGCAGCGACTTGCCGAGCCCCGTTCCCTCGAAGGCCGCGCCGCGGCCGCGCTTGAGCAACCACGCCGTAATATCCCGCTGAAACGGGAACATGACCGATGGAAGGTCAACCGGGCCGCTTATGCCGGTCGGCGGGTCAATGATCGCCTTGCGGGCGAGGAATTGGCTGTAAGCGTCCATCACGCCGCCATCCCCATCCGCTCCGCGCGCGCGATCAGCGAATTGACCAGCCGCTGTGTCGCCTTCAGATCGGGCAGCATCTCTGCCAGTTCGCGGTGCGTGATTGATGTGCCGCCTTCGCTGTCGTCGTCAGTGGCGATGGAAAGCCTGTGCAGCGATCCCGTGAACGCCGTCAGCGATACCCGGCCGTCCGACGCATCCTTGGGCACGTTCCGGCCGCCAAAACATGCCGACCACGGATCGAGGCATTCGGGGCCGAACCGCGCGCCCAGTTTGGCAATCGTCTCTTGGTTGAGGTCGGTTCGCTCGTTGCGGACGTTGCGGATCGTGCCGTCGCTGACGCCGAGAAGATCGGCCAGCGCCTCGTCGGTGAGGCCCCGTTCGGCCTGCACCGACCGGATAATCTGCGCCAGTGCCGTCCGAAGTTCATTTCGGGTCGGCAGGGTCATCGGCAGCAAGCCATTGCGGCGATCGTCAGCCATCAAGGCCTCCATGAACGGGGATGAAAATCATCGTGACCAGGGCGACGGAGCCTTTGCGGCTGAACCCGATCGGAGCGATCCGCGCGAGTTCGGGCCGGGCAATGACGCCCCCGCCGACCGTCACGGGCTGATCGACGAGGGCGCTCCGGTGCGACCCAGAGAGGTTCAGGTGCGAAACTGTGTCCCGACCGGCAGGCGTGGGATGCCGGTCGGGACTTCGCCGGGGGGGCGTGGCGAAATGGGTAGGGTTGCTGCCGGGCGTCATTGCGGACCTCCCGGCAGCGCCCTATCGTTCGGCATGGAAGAGACCGAACGGAGGGATTGGGGATG